AGTACCAGGCTTGGAGGACCAGATGGGTTTTATGGAACATACAAGCTACCTTGGGACCAAGCCATCAATGGGATCCCGGGTTGCACATACTTCGATAAGCTCAATATGTCCTCCTCAGCGGGGTACCCATGGAGATGCGCGAAGAAGGCCCTCTTTCACAAGGATGCAGACGGCAAGTACATTATGCCTAGTAGTGTCATGCAGAGGATTGGTGAAGCTGAAGCAGCGTATGATGCAGGCAAGCTTGTAGGGCATGTTTTCACTGCTAGCTTCAAGCATGAACCCGTCTCCCCAGAGAAGATAAAGGCACACAAAGGCAGGGTCATCTATGCTGGGTCTGTGGATTATTCCATAATGGTTCGCAGGTACTTTGGCACACTCATGGTGCATTTACAGCACAACCAGGACGTGTACGGTTCATATGTTGGCACCAACCCTGAAAGCCACGCTTGGGGAAAGCTGATTGGCCGACTTAGTGAACAAGGGTGGTTATTTGCTGGGGATTACTCAGGGTTTGATACATCAGCCTTTTCCAGCCATATGATGCACACCGTATACGGGATGCTCATTTCCATGAATCTGTGGCTTAATGGGGACGGCATTCGCCCTGACGGTACTGAAGCTTTCACTGAGCAGGATGTCAAGCACATGTGGGGCTTGGCTGGCGACACAAGCTCCCCGATGATCAATTTCTTTGGTGATTTGCTGCAATATGAAAGCCTCAACCCCTCTGGGCACCCGCTCACCACACCTTTCAATGGTGTGGGTAATGTGGTGTTAATATGTTGCGCATATGTGCAAGCTGTTCATGACAAGAAAGGACACACACACGACATCACTCCACCCGAGATCCAGGCGTACACCCAGCAGTTCTTCACTTGCGTGAAGGTCGCAGTATATGGTGATGACCATGTAGTGGGCACCAGCGATGAATCCTTTGATTTCATCACTTTCAAGGGCAGCCTCACCAAATTCGGCATCAAGGTCACAGCTGCAGATTCTTCTAAGAGCGATGGTGATTACACCTTTCTCCCTGTGGAGGAGATTGACTTCTTAAAGCGGGCTTTCGTGACTGATGTAGAGCTTGGGGTCGTGAAGGCCCCCCTCCGCAAAGAGGTCATCGCCAAGATGTTCTGCGTGTGGGTGACTAAGCCAGGGGAGGATGAGCTGGAGCATGTTGCAAGTGTGCTACGCGCTATCAGCCTTGCCGCGTCGCAACACACTCGTGAGTATTTTGAGGAGGTGTCAAGCCACATCAAGATCATCATTCGAGAGAAAGGCTACAACGAACATGCCCTCTTTGGGGCTAGTGGTTTGCCTACGTACGAC